GAGTTGGTATATCAATAATGGTAACTTTATTAACAAATTTATTCATATTATTACAAAATTCAGGAGGTAAAGAAATGATGGCAATGTTATGGGCACAGGAGATCATGACCGCTGAGACCGTGGAGGAGGCAAAGGCCCTTTATAAGCGCTGCCCACGGCTGCTGAAGGACAAGGTGAAGGATATCCTGGTCAAGGCCGGGTTTGAGGAGATCACACAGTAAGGAGGTGCGCTATGGCGATCCAGGCGTACTCGCTCTCAAAAGAGGGCTACAAGCAGCTGACGCCCAACTTCCGTGTGCGGGAGTTCCGCTGCAAGGACGGCAGCGACCCTATCTTTGTAGATGGGGAGCTGGTGAGCATCCTGCAAAAAATCCGGGAGCACTTTGGCAAACCCCTGACCATCACCAGCGGATACCGCACGCCGGCCCACAATAAAGCCAGCGGCGGCGCTGCTTACAGCCAGCATCTCTATGGCAGGGCGGCGGATTTCAAGGTTGCGGGCGTGGGACCGGATACGGTGGCGGCCTATGCCGAGACCCTGCTGCCGGACCGGGGCGGCATCGGGGTGTATCCGCCCAAGACGGGCAGGGCAGAGGGCTGGGTACATATCGACACCCGGGCCAGCAAGAGCCGGTGGAGGGGGTGAGCCATGTCAGGAGCAGAAGAATTTAAGGCACTCTTTGGAGGAATCACGCTCTGGCAGGTAGTCGAGTTTGGATTGGCTGTTGGATTTGCCCTGGCACTTTACAGGAAGGTGAAGACCTACATCTTAGAGCGCCACGACGCCGAACAGGAGCGGGATGAAAAACTGGCTCAAGCTTTAGATAGCATCAACCGCTATCCCCAGTACCGGGCGCAGAGTCTGAAAATCCAGGATGAGCTTCGGGGAGAGATCGCCGAGCTGAGAAGTAGCCAGCAGCAGACTGCCCAGCGGCTGAACGATATGGAAGAAAGCCAGCGCTTGTTGGAGTGCAACAAGCTACGAGACCGGTTGCTTCAGGGCTACCGGTACTACACAGACCGCCAGGAGTGGACAATCATGGAGGCGGAAGCGTTCTGGGCGCTTTTTCGCGACTATGAGCGCCGTGGCGGTGACGGCTATATGCATAAAGTGGTGGAACCGGCTATGCGGGCACTGTCTGTGCTGCCCATCTCCACTCCGGAGGATATTGATTAAAAACCGCAAAAAAAGCTGGTATCCTTACGTTTTTTGCTCGCTCATTAACTAAAACACCCAAAATCCGTAAATGACATAAAAGAAAGGAAACATATGAACAAGAAAGTTGAATCCGGCACGATTGTGCGT